CATTGAGAGCCTCAACAGGGTCAACTATCTCTGGAGGTCTTTCATACGGAGCATTCTTTGGCTCTGTTGTAAGTGACTGCCCTGGAATGGGTCTTTCAAATGCCATCATGAGTTATACCCCTGCGTAAATAAATCTGCTTCAGCTTTTCTTCGCTTGGTCAAACCACCTAACGTTTTTCCATCTGCTTTGTTATACTCTAACATCATTTCAGAAATTTCTTCGTTACCTCTAGTTCCATTTTCAAGAAGCTGGTTAAGGTTTCCTTGTCCTAGATTATAAGTAAAGCTTGTTAAAGCATCTATCTGATTTTCTGACCAATCATATCCATGCTTTTCTGCAGCTTTTAGTACAATAGTCCTTGCTTGCATAACCTGTTTAGTAAGTTCTTTCCTAGCTTCTTCTTCAGTCATTGTCTGGTTTTTACTAGTAGCTTTTGTACCGTACCCAATAGACAGTTGACCAAAATCATCATAAGCTGTACTTCTAAAACCTTCGAAGCTTGCAATCATGTCTATGATGTCACCTGACATATCTACATCAGGGTCTTCCATAGGTGGCTCTATCTCTCCAGTAACAGGATCAACCTCTGCGTTTGCTTTTTCTGCTGCTTCAGCTTTTGCTTTATTCTCTTCTCTAGCTCTTTTATTCTGTTCGTCTATATCCGAGAAGTAACTTAGCATCTGCTCTGAGAGACTTTCAGTATCTACTTGTTTAATGTCTAGTGGTAACTTACCTCCAAGACCCCTGGTAGCTCTCGCTTGTTTAGCTTGGGAAGCACCTTCAAGACCACCTTCTTGTAAAGCTTTAATTAGCTTCATGTAATTTGGTTGATAATTAAAAGACATTATCACTTACCTCCCAATCCAAATATTCCATCTTCAAATATATTCCCGAGAATACCTGAAGGACTTGTACCAAACAAGAACCTCATTGCAAGGTTAGTTTTAGCAGAGCTTTCAGCTTGAGCCATTTGTGCCCTAGCAACTTCTAATTGTTTGTCACCCAAAATAATTTGCAAAGATCTGTCCATCGCAGACTGGTCGGCAGTAAATGCAAACGACATAATATCACGTTCACGTTGCCAGATTTCATCTAGGTTCTTGGATGTCAAAGCGTTGATAGTTTTTGCGTAGTCCATGTTAGATTCATTCTGAGCTGCTGTGTTTAGTGTGGCAATGTTCTGCCTCCACTGAGCATTAGCCTGTGCAACTACCAGACCGTTTTGTGCATTGAACTGCTCACGTTGTTGATCCATCTGAGCATTGAACTGTCTGATAGCATTGACTGAGCTTGCATCAAACTGCGACATGGCATTGCTTTGAGATGCATTGAACTGTGACACCTGAGATGCAAGGTTAGCAAAGAACTGATTAGTCTGGTTTTCAGATGTAGCATTAAACTGTGCTGCAGCATTCTGTGCTGCTTGATCCGTAAACAATGCTTGAATGTTTTGCTGCGACTTAAACAGCTCTGTCTGTTGTGCATTAGATAAGTTAGCCATATCCATCTGCATAAAGTTCTGAGCATTTTGTACAGCAGCCTGTTGTCTGTTGTTTAAGTTAGCCATGTCTAACTGCGACAATGCAGCAGCTTCAGCCATTACCATAGCCTGTCTATTAGACAAGTTGTTCAGATTCATGGTGTTAGCTGCACGGCTATTCTCAAGAGCAATCTGTTGCTCTGCAGTAAAGTTCATATTGGCAATATCACCAATACGAGCAGAGTTGGCTACACGAGCTTGGAATGCTTGGTCAAACTCCATACCAAGAAACTGTGCACGTTGTTGTGCTGCAAGCATAGCACGTTGTTGTCTGTTTGACAAGTTCTGTGATTCAAATTGTGCAACTGTTTGTGCATCCATCTGTGCAATAGGTAGTGCAGATTCCATAGTTGCTTGGATAACAGCTTGTCCTGCAATAGAAGATGCACCTAGTCCACGAGCAGCCATAGCAGCCATTGCATTTCGCATTGCACCTGAAGCCCAAGGAGGTGTTGCTCCACCTTCAAACTGCTGCATCAGTCCTTCTAGTTGACCTTGCACTGTAGCTTGATCTGATGGTGTAGCCTGAGCTGCCTGAATCTGTTCGTTAAACTTAGCAGCTTTCTCTGCGTCAGCTACACCAGAGATAAGTTCACCTTCCCGTATCTCTCTGGCAGCAGGAGCATTAACCATAGTAGCTGTACCTTGAGCAGCCTCCATGTTTGCTATAGAAGTTGCCGTCTGTTGTTGTGCATCTACTTGAGCTTCTTGTGATACAGTGCCAGTCTGTGCTTGTGTAGCTGCCGTCTCAGCCTTAACTTCAGGGGTTACTGTCGTAGCTGTAGTCTGTGCAGCAGGGCTAGTAGTAGGAGCTGCAGCTTGTTGACCTGTACCTACGGTTTGTGCAGTCACTGTTGGAGCTGGTGTTGAGATCTGACCAGTACCAGCTGCGATGTCTTGAGAAGTGTCTGATGTAATTTGCGAAACAGTAGACTGAGTAGGGTCCATAGTCTTTGTAATGAGGTCTTGCTGCATTCCTTGAAAGTCTTCAAGAGTTGTACCAGCAGTACCCTCATCAGCACCTACTTTGTTTTTAGCCATGCCAGCCATAGCTTGTTGATACTTACCCATACGGGCAGCAGCAGCAGGATTCGAAGCTAGAAAGTTTGTTAGCTGCTCTGAAGGACCATTAAAGCCTAGAAACTTTCTTGCAAGTAGTACGTCTGGCGAATTTTCTGCCACACTATTTTCTTTGTTCATCATTGTTTCTACCTTTACTTATTCCCTATTTGCATCCACACAGACGCAGCTATAAAAGTAAGCAATCCTACTGTGGTTATTTTTACTATAGTAGACCATATACTTTTCTTTGTATCACGATATGCTTCTAACAGGGTACGCATCTCTGTTATATCTCTTCGGGCATCTTCATCTTGCAGACCCATAGACTTTAATGCCTCACAAGCACCACGTCTTGCTGCACGATCAAGCATAGCCTCTAGCTCTTCTGGTGTCAAGTTTATACTCATGCTACTGATCCGTATACAGTACCGTTGTTAGTGTATGTTGCTATAGCTGTACCAGAGATAGCTGCACCACCAGAGCCGCCGCTCGAACCACCTGCAGAACCACCTGCTGCACCCCAGCCACCACCGCCGCCAGCGCCAGCACCACTAATTCTATTTCCACCTACATTACCTGCAGAGCCACCTGCACCACCTGCTCCTCGAGAGCCAAATCCACCAGCGGAAGAACCAGCAGCACCACCAACGCCAGGAAGTATACGACCACCGCCGCCACCAGCATAAACACCAAAGTTGCTTGAGCCAGTATCATAGCCATCACCTCCGCCACCGCCAGCACCACCTCCGTTACCACCTAATCCAGAGCCACTAGTACCTGATTGTCCAATAGCACCGCCCGTACCTGGAGTTGAGCTACCGCTACCACCGTAAGTAGCGTGAGGTCCACCTGTACCACCACCAGCACCTCCTCCACCTCCAGCACCTCCTCCACCGCCGCCTCCACCAGCGATAAATGCGCCAGAGGCATTAGTTAAGATCACACCAGTAGCATTGTTTACAAGAGCAGGGCCACCATTACTACCTCCGCCGTTTCCGCCACGACCAATTATGTAGCCGTTGTTAGTGATGGTAACTAATCCATTCATGCTGCTAGGTATAGTCAAGCCACCTACGGAAGTATCATCTGACCAGAGGTATACACCAGATGCGATAGTCACAGCTACAGGATCAGAGCCATTCCATCCAGCAGTAGTTAATGTTGAGTTTAGATCAACTTCTTGTGCGCTTGAAGAGAAGGTATAAGAAAACTGCTTTGTCCCACCATAGAAGCCGTTCATATTTATAGCACCAGAAGTAGGAATACTTGTATTGTTGTCTGTTACAAAAGAGCCACCACGATAATATTCAGACATACTAATAGGATTAGTACCACCAAACTCTGTCTGGATATCATTTAAACTGATAGCACCTGAAGACTGTAAAGCCATTATACTGTTCCGTAAGCTGTGACGTTACCTGTTACTGTTAGGTTACCAGACGCATCTAGCTTCATCTTGTTTGTACCGCCTGTGGCGAAGTAAAGAACCCCAGCGCTTTCTGTGATAGTCCAG